GTTTTTGCCTTTGACGTTAGCCCTAGCCGCCGAGATGCAAGCCTAGTAATGGGCCAGCTGCTACCTAATGGCAAGATAGGCCTAGCAGTACTAGAAACCTACAGCTCACAGGTAGCAGTAGATGAAGTCTTAGTAGCAGCTAGTATTAAAAAATGGGCCGATATGTATTACCCGCGTTTAGTCTGCTACGACAAATACACTACGGCCAGTATCGCGCAAAGGCTACAAAATGCAGGTGTACAGACCCGGGACATATCGGGGCAGACCTTTTACACCGCCTGTAGCGATATGTACGACGCTTTAGTTAATGATCGCCTAAGACATAGCGGCCAAGATGCGTTAATACAGCAAATGGCTAACTGTGCAGCTAAACAGACCCCGGACGCGTGGCGTATCGTAAGGCGTAAGTCTGCCGGGCCTGTAGATATACCTATTGGCCTTGCTATGGTAATTCACATATTGGCGCAACCTGTAGCAGAGGCAAAGGTATACGCCTAGACACGCCCAAAGCCAAACTGTAAACCTATACTTGACTTTTAGGTAATAATGCCCCTATGGGATTACTACAAACTATAGGCCTGCGTAAAAAAGACGTAGAGGCGCAATTATCGCCGCCTATTATGGCCCAAACTTACGGCGCGGGTGTTTATAGCTTTGGCGGTTTGTACAATACTAGCGGCGTACCGTTTATAGATAGAAACTTATCGCTCCAAGTGCCAGCCGTTAGCAGATGCCGTAACTTAATCTGTGGTGTTATTGCAAGTATAGATTTAGAGCTAATACAAAAAAGTACAGGCCGTAAATTACAAAGCCCTGTTTGGTTAGATCAGCCAGATATTAGGCAACCGCGTAGCGTTACCATAAGTTACACCGTAGACAGTTTACTTATGTACGGGGTGGCCTACTGGCGTGTTACGTCTTTGTATGAGGACGACGGCAGACCTAGCGGTTTTGAGTGGGTAGCTAATACACGCGTTACAGTAACTACAGACCAATACGGTGACGAAGTAGATTATTACGCTATTAACGGTGTACGCGTACCAGATAGCGGCGTAGGATCTCTAGTCACTTTTCAGAGCTTGCTACCAGGTGTATTAGAAACAGGCGGGCGCACAATACAGGCCGCGTTAGACATACAAAAAGCGGCAAGCGTTGCAGCTGCTACGCCTATGGCTACAGGGTTTATTAAGAATAGTGGGGCAGATTTACCAGAGGCACAAATTAGCGGCCTACTGGCAGCGTGGAAAGCCGCGCGTAACTCACGCAGTACGGCTTATTTAACTAGCACGTTAGATTATCAAACTGTGGGCTACTCACCTAAAGAAATGATGTATAACGAAGCGTCACAATATTTAGCTACAGAGATAGCGCGTTTAATGAACGTACCAGCGTATTACATAAGCGCAGATATGAATAATTCAATGACTTACCAAAATATTATAGACGGGCGAAAAGAGTTTGTAGCCTACTCATTACAGCCGTTTATTAGCGCCATAGAAAATAGACTTAGTATGGACGACGTAACACGCCGCGGTAATCAGGTACGTTTTGCGTTAGATGATACATTTTTACGCGCTGATACTTTAGCGCGTTTGGAAGCTATAGAGAAAATGCTAACGCTAGGTCTTATAGATCTAGAGCAGGCGCAAAGTATGGAAGAACTAAGCCCCACCGGACTAACAGAAAGGCCCACAAATGCTATTAACATTTAGCGGCAACATAGAGGCGGTAGATAACGGCGATAAGCGCACTATCAGCGGTAAAATTGCACCTTATGGCGAGGTAGGCAATACCAGCGCCGGGCGCGTAGTCTTTGCAGAAAACTCTATAACCGTGCCAGAGGTATCTAAAGTAAAATTGCTAATGCAACACGATAGCAGCAAGCCTGTAGGCCGTATGCAAAGTATTACCAGCAATAAGACCGGCTTATATGCCAGCTTTAAGGTTAGCGCTAGCACCCGCGGTAGTGACGCAATTTTACTTGCGCAAGAACAGTTAATGGACGGGCTTAGCGTAGGTGTAGAGGTAGAGGACTCACGCCAAGAAAAAGATTATCTGCTAGTTACGGCTGCTACCTTGAAAGAGGTATCTCTAGTAGAAAGCGCTGCATTTCCAAGCGCTGCCGTGTTAAAAATTGCTGCACAAAAAGACGCAGTAGATCCAAACCAACCGACAGAAACGACAGGAGAAACCGTGGATAAAGCCCCGGAAGAAATGGCATCAGAGGCAACATTTTTGCCAGACGGTGCAACAGTAACGCTAAAAAGCGTTAGCTATGATAAAGATGATGCCGAGGGCGATACCACACCGGTAGAAGCTGCGCGCAAAATCATTAAGCCAAGTGTCCTAAACTCACAAAGAGTACGCACACCTATTGTAAATATGGGCTCATACACAGAACACAAAATCAAGGCTGCTCTAGGTAATGAAACTAGCAAGCTATATGTAACCGCCGCAGATGATGATTTTTCTACAAACCCGGCGTTTAACCCAACACAATTTCTAACAGAGTTTGTAACTAATACACGCTTTGGTACACCTGCTATTGATGCTTGCTCACAGGGCGTTTTACCTAATTCTGGTATGACTATTTCTGTACCCTCACTTGTAACCTCAAGTGGTGGGCAGGCAGGCGTAGCACCTGTAGTAACAGTAGAAGCCGAGGGCGGCGCTGTACAAAATACGGGCATGGTTACGCAATATTTATCTGGAACTGTAGCTAAGTACAGTGGCATGAACACGCTATCCGTAGAGCTGTTAGAAAGATCTGATCCTAATTTCTATTCTGAGCTAACTGCACAGCTGCAAAATGCTTACCTTAAGACTATTGATAGCACAGTACTAACCGCGTTACTTGCTGCTGGTATGAACGGCACAAACACTACAGCCGACCTAGACGGTATTGTAGATTTTGCAACTGAGGGCGCACAAACAATTTATGCTAACACTGGTTTTTTTGCTACTAATTATTTAGCTAACCCTGCACAATGGGGCGCACTTATTGGAGCGCAAGACAATACAGGCAGACCAGTATTTAACGCTTTGCAGCCAATGAACGCAGGCGGGCAAGTATCACCTACATCTATCCGAGGCTCTGTATTGGGTCTAGATCTATATGTAGATAAGAACTTCTCAGCAACTACGTTTGATGATGATAGCGCTATTATTTTAGCGCCAGAGGCATTTACTGTTTATCGTAGCCCACAGGCTTATATGAGCGTAAACGTAGTATCAAATCTGCAAGTACAGGTAGCGATTTATGGCTATATGGCAACTATTGCCAAAATGCCTAACGGTATCTTGAAGTATAAGAAAACCTGATAAATAACTAATAGTCTGGTAGGGCCTTAGCCCTTTGGCTCTACCAGACCTACAAAGAAAGGTACAGATATGCCAGCCACATACGTTACAGCTGCAACACTTAAGGCTTCACTTGGCGTAGGCACTTTGTACGACTCTTACACTTGGATAGAGGACACCTGCCAGACGGCGCAAGATTTAATAAACGGGTTTTTATGGTTTGACTCTGCTCCGGTGGTGGGAACTGCGTTAGTAAATAACGTAGCTACCGTGATGATAGCCAACCCCGGTTTATTTACTACTGGTCAAACCGTCACAGTAGCCGGGGCTGGCACTACTTTTAACGGCAGCTATACGATTACCAGCACCCTACCGTTTAGCACAGGTACTACTAATTTATTGCCAGCTTTTAATTTACAACTTAACTATTATCAATACCCACAGGGTTACAGCTTTATACAGTATGCAAAGGTAGCAGCGGATCAAAACTTTAGGCGCGTAGTACCTAGCGGCACTATGACCGGTGACGATACAAAAACACAAACTTACGCTAATACACCTGCTATAAATGCAGCTGCGCTTATGCTAGCTGAGAATATATGGACTAGCCGCTTTAGTACACAAAATGGCGGGGTGAGCGTAGACGGCTTTAGCCCTAGCCCGTTTAAGATGAGTAATACTCTTATGGCATCTATACGCGGTTTACTAGCGCCGTACTTATCGCCTAGCGCTATGGTCGGATAATGCCTACACCTGCGATAACTACACTACGCAGCACTATAGCGGCTGCCTTAGCTAATAACTCTGTTTGGTCTACCTTTAGTTTTCCACCTAGCACAATAGTAGCTAACAGCGTAGTAGTAGCCCCGGCTGACCCTTACATAACACCTAGCAATAACTCACAGGCTGGCATTTCACCTTTAGCTAATTTTAAGATAATTATGACCGTGCCTATGTTTTCTAATGAAGGCAACCTGCAAGGCATAGAAGAAACGATAGTAGCAGTATTTGGCTTGCTAGCTGCTAGCTCTATCGTATTTAACGTTACCGCTGTAACTGCACCTAGCGTTTTAACGCTGCCTAGCGGTGACCTGCTAACAAGTGATCTACAAATATCCGTACTAACGAGCTGGAGCTAAAATGGCACTAACTGAAGAAGATAAAGCGTTTCTAATCAAGATAGGCCAGGAATTGCCTAAAGAGGTTAAAGAAACAAAGAAAAAAGAAACACCCGTAGAAACAACGACAACAGAAACAGAGGTATAACAAATGGCAATTTTTCTATCTAACGGCGTAGTAGTTACGCTTAACAGCGTAGACCTATCAGATCACGTTACTAGCGCAACTATTAACCGCGTATTTGATGAGCTTGAGGTTACTGCTATGGGCGATACCGCGCATAAGTTTGTAAAAGGTCTAGAGGCTAGCACTATTACTATTGATTTTCTAAACGATACTGCCGCCGGTGAAGTACTAGCTACTCTCCAAGCTGCGTGGGGTACTACTGTACCGCTTACGCTCAAGCAAACAAACGCTGTAATATCGGCAACTAATCCAGAATATCAAACGACAGTACTAGTTAATAACACTACAGATATTAACGGCGCTGTTGGCGATATTTCTACACAGAGCATTACATTTACCTGTAACTCACCTATCGTAGTAGACGTAACACCATAACGAATAGACAAAGGGGCACACAATGGCAAAGCTAAAAATAACAAGGGCAGACGGCAGCGTAACCGAGCATAAGATTACGCCCCGTATTGAGTATGCCTTTGAATTGTATGCAAAAATGGGATTTCATAAGGCCTTTAGAGATTTAGAGCGTCAAACAGACGTCTATTGGTTAGCTTATGAGTGCCTACGCACTAGCGGCGAAGTAGTTAAAACGTTTGGGGCAGAGTTTCTAGAAACCTTAGCTAAAGTTGAGGTACTAGATGATGACCCTTTGGAATAGTGGGGCGCGGTAGCTTTGGCTATCTAATCGCGCAGATCGCGGTAGAAACCGGCATAGCGCCCCAGTATTTATTAGATTTAGATGAAGTGATGTTCCAGAATATATTAAAGGTTTTAGGCGATAGAGCAAAGGCGGTGCAAGATGCCAACAGAGGTAAGAGGCGCTATTGAAGCGCGCAAGGCATTACGCAAGTTTACGCCGGACTTATCTAAAGAATTACAAAAAGAAATGGCAGAGCTGCTAAAACCTATAGTAACAAAGGCCCGCGGTTTTATACCTGCTACTGTTTTAAGCGGTTGGAGTAAGGCAGAGGCTAGCGACACTAAATATAGACAATTTCCAAGATTTGATGCAGCTGCCGCTAGGAGAGGCATAGGTTATAGGACAGCGCCTAGTAAAGTTAATAGAAGCGGCTTTAGAGCTTTAGCCCGTATAGTTAACGTAAGCGCCGCCGGTGCTATCTATGAAACTGCCGGGCGCTTAAACCCAGACGGCAGATTACAAGGCCCTGTAGTAGACCGTTACCTAAATGGCGTTTATGATAAAACTACACATACCGGTAGGCAGTACTCACAAAGCCTAAATCCCAACGCGGGTAAACAGTTTATAGATGCCCTAGATGCCACAGGTCAAATAGTAGATGCCAATAACCAAACAGGGCGCGGGCGTAGGTCTAGAAAGATGAAAGGCCGGGCTATTTATAGGGCGTGGGCTGAGGACGGTGGCAAGACTAATGCAGCTGTAATAAAAGCTATAGAAAAAACCAAAATTATATTTAATAATAATTTTAAGGCGGCTGCATAATGGCTGTAGATCCACAAGTAGTAGTAAATATAGCGTCTGAGTTCACAGGCAAAAAAGCATTTAAGCAAGCTGAAACGGCAACTAGTAAATTGGAAAAAGGCGTAAAAAGCCTAGCTAAATCGTTTGGCTTAGCCTTTAGCGTAGGCGCTGTAGTGCAGTTTGCCCGCGTATCTATTAAAGCATTTAACGATCAACAAAAAGAAATAGCACAATTAACTAGCGCTCTAAATAGCTTAAATCAAGGTTTTAGATTTACTGAGGTAAACCAATTTTTAGATAAAATGGAAGATGTAACAAAGGTAGGCGGCGATAAATTAGTACCTGCCTTTAGCCAATTAGCTAGAGTTACTGAGGACGTAGACAAAGCGCAAAAACTATTAGGCATATCTTTAGATATATCGGCTGGTACAGGTAGAGATTTAACTAGCGTTACGGCAGCTATTAGCCGGGCTATGTCGGGCAATACGGCGGCGCTAGGCAGGTTAAACGTAGGTTTAGATAAAAACTTATTAGCGTACGGTGAGTTAGACGATATTTTAGATATTTTAGAGGGCAAGTTTAAGGGCTCAGCGGCTAGGGCTGTAGATACGTTTGAAGGCCGTATGAAAACCCTAACTATAGAAAGTGATAGAGCTAAAGAAACTATAGGGGCGGGCTTAGTAGATGCTATAACTATTTTAGGCGGCACTAATGGTATAGATACAGCTGCCGACAGTATGAAACGGCTAAGTGATGAAACTGCAAACGCGCTTAGAGGTTTGGCTTTATTGGTAAAACAAATAGGCATAGAAGCCCCAGAGGGCGGGTTTGGTTTATCTAATTTAGCAACGTTAATACCGGTGGCAGGTACTTATCTTGCGCCGTTAATAGATAAACTGATTAAAAAAGGTGAGCTAGAAGCAGCACAGCGGGCAGCGCTAGGCGGCCCTATTTTAGACCCTGCTAAAGAAATAGCAGCTGCTAAAAACCGTGCAAAGATACAGGCAGCATTAGATAAAGGTAATGTAAAGGCCTTAGCAGTAGATAAAAAGAAAACTGCCGAGCAAGCAAAACAATTAAAAATAAAGAAAGACCAATTAGCCCTAGACAAAGCCGCCCTAGCTTTAGGCAAGGGTGAAAATATATTTGATTTAGATAAAATACAGGTACAGGCAGCCCTATTAGCTAAGCAAGATGAAATAAACAGGCTAGGCGTAAATGCTACAGATCAGCAAAAATTACAGCTAGCCAATGACCTAACCCGCCTATCTATTAAGCAAACTATGGCACAACTAGAGGACGCTATAGCCGCTAAAGATGTAGAGGCTGCTACACGGCTTGCTAAAAAACTAAATATAGACTTAGCAATACTTGGCGCTTTGCAAGGTCAAGAGTTTAAGTTACAAGATATAAACGATATTTTAGATAAGTTTAAGCCTAAAGCGCTTATAGATATACAAAACCTTAATGAAGCCTTAGCGCTGTTAATGAAAATGGCAGGGCTAAAAATATCGCCTATAGTGCCGGGAGCTGGAGCTGGAGCAGGTG